CAAAACATTTTCAAAACCTACAGGAACATCTAGTTTTTCAGTAACTGCAACTCCAACTGAAGAACCATATTTCTCATCAAGGGTTTTTCTTATGTAGTCTCTGCCTCTTTCTACGCCTTCAAGACCTAAACGTTGCATAATTGCATAATCAAGACTACGAAGCATAGCAACTTGGTCATTTGCATCAGAGTTAATAAACCTAACAGTTAAAGCCTCTGATAAATCCTTTGGTAGCACTTGACGTGCTGTATCTCTAAAAACATCTGCAGTTTTAATGGATTGATTTCTGTCAGTAACGTTAAGTTTAATCTCTTTATTTTGTGGAGTACGTGCTGCAAGAAGAGAAATTTTTTCTTTAAGATTTTTACGGGTAAATTTTGTAAAGTCTACTATCTCTGGACCCATTATTACAGCCTCACGAGTAGAACCTGCTTTAACAAGGGCCTTTGATAACTCTTCAGCCGATGTAGCAATCTCTTTATTTGTTCCAGACCTAGGATTTAAGAAACTGCTTAGTGCTTTTTGAGCACCAGTAGTTAATCTGCGTTGATTGCGTGCAGTTGCTATACCATTACGGAAGAACTGAGCACCATCAACTCTGCCAGTCATAAACATAGAAAGATTATCAACATTTGTAAAAACTGTTTGAGCACGACTAGCGTCAACAACTCTATTTCTTTCTAAGAAATCAATTGCCTCATCATTGTTATAGCCAGGAAAGCGTGATTTAATATCATTACGTATTCCAATTTTAGCAATCTCATCTGGCTCATCATTAAGTTTCTTAATTGCAGGACCAAGTTGGTCATCCCATAACTTAACTACATCTTTGTTATCACGGAATATATCTTTTACTCCAGCAACACCAAACTGCTCAATAGTCTTACGCATTTGAGTACCAGTTTGATTACCCTTACCAAGGACTCTAGCCTTAAGTACGGCGCTTACTCCACCAGTAAGATAAGTTAATGGGTCAGCAGCAATTTGATATATAAAATCTATTGGACCAGAGATACCTTTTACTCCAGTTGAACGTGCTATATCTCTACCTGGAGATACCTGTGCAAATTTAACGCCATCCATTACTTGCTGAAATGATTCTGGATTATTATATGCTTCTTCTAAAGCATCTAGTAATTTTGTATTTATTGCACCACCAGCAGCAGCAATAATTTCTCCTGGTTTCTTACCAGCAATTAAACCTTTTGCTATCTCTACTTTTTCAGCACCAAAGTAATCCATAGCACTTGTCAATGCTCCTTGGTCATAAACTCTGCGACCATCCCAAGCATCACTAAAAGACTCTTTAGTAAATAAACCTTCGCCTTGGGCAGCCTGACGTGCCAGTAGGTAAGGTGTATTGATTACTCTATTAAAAACACCCGCAGTTTTAAATAATAAAACTAACGGACTCTTAAGAACATTAAATCCAGTTTTTAATGCACCAGTAAGATAGTTACTAGCACCTGGTTCTGCTAATTGATAATCTGATTGTGGAAATAAAAACTTTAATTTTTCTTGAGCGCTAGGGTCTAAGGCTTCAAATTCTTTGCGGGCATCATCAATAGATAATTGATTTAGTTTTTTGTTTTTTTCAACAGTCCAACTAAACTGTTCTAATTGAGTTCCTTGTTCCATAGGAATATTTGCAGATTTAGCAGCGGCATAAAGGTTTGGACTAGCCTTGGCTACTATCGGGTTAAGACGATATACCATTAGTACCCTTCGTCTAGTAAACTTCTATATATTAATTCAGCCTCACCAGATGGGTCGTATGGGATTAAATTTCTAATTACATCTTGGATTGTGTATGAAGGATTAGGCAATTTTGGTTTTGCTTCTGAACCAGGTCCATCACCTATATCAACTCCAGCAGTAATAGGTTCATTAGGACGTGCAGTAGGTGCCATTAATGGTGTTGGCATTTCCATTTGAGGAACTGGATTACCAGCCATAGGCGCTGCTACTTGGTTGTCGTAGTTTTGTTGTCCTTCTCCGTATGGTAATCCTGACATATATCTTGCAGGTTGTGTTGGACCCCCGTCAGTGCGTTGACTAAGAGAGCCAGGGCCTGATATTGGGGCTGGGTTACTCGGTTTTCTATATCCACCTTGTGCCATCTTTCCTCCTACTTAGTAAATTGTGTTTTTATATGAACAGGTCCACCGCACCAAATATTATATTGAATTGCAATGTTTACTGCCTTCTTAGCAGCACTTGCTGCTTTTGCGTGTGTCTTTGTTTCAATCTCCATTGATGCTAATGCACCAAGGGCTAAGCCTCCACCAGAACCAATTCCGTATAAACTCTTATCATCTCGCATATACCCAAAGTCATCAGTAACCTGATATAACTTTCCATTAAAACAAACTAGTGCATCCCAACCAGAGTCATCTTCACCCTTAGTCTTAGGTGCTGGTTCATAACCTGCATCTGCTAATGTTTGTTTCATAGATGGTAAAACTCTTATCATCATAAAACGGTCTGGGTCTTGCGTTTTAATTACTTTAGGCGGTTGCCATAGGTTATTAAGAACATCTCCTGCTATAGCATCACCTGCTACTGCAATTAGATACTCACCGACTTTAACTATTTTGTCATAACCCTTTGCTACATATGGTCTTTCAGTATATGTAGTCATTGAATCTGCTGCTAAGACAGCCCAGCCATTACCCTGTATGCCGACTATTACTGTCATTGTCCCCCGCCTTAGTTATCTTCTTACAACAGTCCTTGCACTTGCACTTGCTTGTCCACCAGAGGTCAAACTAGATAAAAGACTTTGTAGTCCACCACCTTCTGGTTGTGGAGGTAAACCTCCTACTGGTGCAGCAGCGGGAGCAGGGGACATTTGCTCAACCTGTGGAGCACCAGCAGGAGGTAATTCTGGTTTAAAGATTTGCTCAATAGCATCTTCAATGGCTACGCCTTTTTGGCGTGCCTTTATTACATCAGCAATCTTTACAACTATTGCGCTTGGGTCTCCACCTTGTGTTGCAATCTGAGGTATCGCTTGTGTATAAGCCTGTAATGAACCAATCAAAGAGTTACGCATCTCTTCAACTTCAATCTTCTCTTGTTCTTGAGTTACGTTAATACCAAATGGTAGTTCACGCATAACCATATCTTTAGAAATAATCTTAGCGCCTAATGCTTGAAGCATGAAGATAAGTCCCTGCGCTGGATTAAGACCAGCAAGCATGCCGTATCGAACATCGGCTGAATAATCTTTCTTAATGTCCTTAGATGGTTTGTAGTCAATACTGTATGGAGAACCAGCATCTACACCACGAACTGTTTTTTCAAAATCAAAGAATGTTTCATCAATTTCAAAACAAAGAGATATAACATCTTTAAGTGCTGAAGCAAAGATAGCCTGAGCAGATTTAACTTGTGTATCAAAACCACCCATGAGTGCTTGCACACCCTGGCCAGTAATAATACTTGCATCAAGATTACCAGTACGGGACTCAGGATAACGAGTACCTACACGTAATTCTTGTTGTAGTAATGACTGTTCAGTAAATGCACCATTTGGAATAGGAAGTTCTACACGTCTAACTCCAGCAGGGTTATTGGTACGGATAATTGCATCCCCACCAAATTGAATTTCTTGAACATCGTTAGGAACAACGATTGGTGATTGAACTGATTTCTCTGCTGCTTCCATCGCAAGTAATGCGAACCTGTTACGAAGCAGTTGGATACCTAGAACATCATCAAACTGTCCACGCATCTCTCCATCAATGGAGGGACGTCTAGCAACTACTACCATCATTTTACCAAATGGATTAGTAGCCCGAGATAAGATTAAGTTATTGCGAGTTGGAATATAAATCAATGATTGGTCTTTATCGTAATAACGAATAAATTCCACCACTGAATTTAAACTCTGGTCGTAGCCATCGCGTCCTAGAATTTGCAATTCATATTCTGGGAACTGGGCTACTAACTCAGCAATTGTTAATGAGTATCTTTTTGCAAAGGCGATGCAACGTCCGTAGCGGTCAAATTCTGGGTAAGCCCCAATTGGACTTTCTACACGTATACGAGGCAACCCCGCTTCTTCGTCTAATTCAATTATGAATGGGACGAAACCGAATGTGATGTAATGGTCTGCACCTGTGTACATCTGCACTTGTAAATCCGAGTGAGCAAAATAGTTAGAAGCAATGCGAGTACGCTTATCGGCAAAAGAACGAGCACGGTCAGAGACCTGATTAGCGGCCGAGCAATTAACCGCTGGTAGTGGCGCCATAACTTCCGACAAGTCACGGGCAACAATATCAATAAAATTTGCAACGACATTTGCTTCTACACCTTCTGGAAAGAAACTTGGGTATACGTTTGCAATATTACCTTTACGGACAGCAAGAACATCCTGTGCTCTACTATCACGCTCAGAAGAACGCTGCTTAAGAGAATCTACTCTTGCTGCAATTTGCTCAATGCTTAACAATTAATTACCCGCCTTATTTGTATTGTTCAGGAAATGCTATTTTTCTTAACTCTGCAATTCTTTCACGAGATGGCTTACCACCCTTAGCCTCTACTTCTCTTTCAAGTTTAGCAATAGCACCACGTACTTGATAAGTTTTTTGTTTAGGACTCATTGGTTTTTTCTTTGTAGCCTTTTTAACAGCCTTGACGGCCTTAACAACTTTTTTAATGTTAGCCACTATCTTTTGCCTCTTTGCATTTTTTCTCTACGTGCAATTTCTTTTAATGCTTCTTGAATTCGTCTATCTGATTCTCTGCGTTGTCCAAACTCCATTGCTTGTTTTCTAGCAATTTCATTTCTTTCTTGAGCAGTAAGTTCTTTAGCACGTTCTACTACTCTATCATCAAGTTGTTTACGTGGTTTTACATCCATACCAAATTTAGTTAGACCAGCATTTTCATCACGTTGCGCTCTTTTAATTTGGACTCTTGCTTCAATACGTTTTCTATCAGCAGGGTCCATCTTCTTAAGCATGCTCTCTAGTTTGTTTCTTCTCTGTTCTTTTGTCATACGCTTTGCCATTACTTCTTCAACTTCTGAGCGTTTAGCAATTGACTTACCGCGAGTTAGTTGAACTGGGGCACGCTTTGATGTACCTTTTTTAGCAGGAGAGGATGCTAACTTTTTACGCATTTCTTCTCTTGCAATTACTCTACCAAAGATAACATCCTTTGGTTTAACAGAACGACCACGTTCTCTTTTTTCAACTGAAAGTCTTTTTTCAAGTATTGATTTTTCATTTCTAGAAAGACCAGTTGTCTTAGGAACTTTTCTTCCAGGTCTTTTACCAATATTTTTCATTTCTTCTTTAGCAACAAAACGAGCCTGACCTGCAGGAATCTTGGCTATTTTTTTCTTAGCCGCTTCAGCAGCACGAATTGCTCTAGCAATTTTAAGTGGGTCAATCGGCATTACTTACCCATGTTTCTGTAAACTTTACCTACAAACTTCTTACCCGCTTTACCAATACCACCTATTGCACGAGCAGCCTTACCATAAGGAATTGCGTACATAGCAGCATCCATTGGAGTCTTAGGAATGAATACATCAGAAAGTATTGGGGCAATAGGTGATGTTTTTGACTTTTTGATTTTACCAAGATTCATTTTCTTAGACTTAGCCATATTACTTGCTCCGCTTCTTTTTTGATGCTACAAATATTCCGCCTGCTGTACCAGCAACTGCTGTTCCTTTAGCAACTTTCTTTACAGTACGAGTAGTCTTAGATTGCATAGCACTCTTCATACCTTTTGTCTCGCGCTTAGCAACACGATAAGCAGCAGCATATGCTTTTGCTTTTTGTTTTTCTTCAAGATAAGAACCTCTGTCAACTTGCTTTAATGTCATATTTGATGGAGCGTTTATTTTTCCACCAATAGGTGGAGTATCTAATGCTCTCATTTTTCCACTACTAGGGAAAGTGGTTGGCTTATCCATTCCCATCTTTGTTAAAAAATTATTAAATTCACCAACAGTTAGATTGTTTCTTTTATCTCTATTAGTTCTTTTTGAAATTTTTTTAGTTGCTTTAGCAAGTTGTTTTGTTCCTTGCTTCATAGCCTTTGCTTGCTTAATTGTCATATTAGGAGTTTGTTTTAAATGTGGAGAAGATGCAACAATCTTTGCGTCTTTTGCGGCACGGGCACCTTTAAGTTTCTTAACAGCCTTAATAGCCTTTATTGGGTTTGGCATAATGAGTCCTTATCCGTATATGTCTTGCCATTGCTCTGCAAAGGCTTCGTCTAGATTGATTGAGTACTTCTTGTTGTCTTGTGCTCTTGTTGACCAGCGATTAGAAGCGTAACGACTTATCATGCTGTTCTGCTGCATCAGTTCCCTTGCCTTAAGCACGGTAAACCATAGAGCCATAACGCAGTCTGTCTTGCCCCTAGTATTAGGCTTCCAGGTTATTAACTGTTGAATTAATGCTTTAAGACCTTCTGAGTGGTCAGTAGATGCAATTTCAATAATGTTATTATTTTGGAACTTGCCATCCTTCTCAGTGCCCATGAGCATTGACATACCAGCCACACCAAAGTTTGAATCCCATTTGTTCTTGTTAGTAAAGTGAGACCCTAGTCTGCATCCATAAGAAGCAAGCCAGTTACGCAACTCATCATCTAAAGCATATGCTTTTTGATGTGCGTTAATCTCAACACGTAATTCTTGTGGTCTATATTTTTCAACTAATTCTTCTATAGCCTTTTGAATTTTTTGTGGAGTAGGCTCTGACATGTTTATACAATCAAGAACATAAATCTTGCCATCTGCGCGATTGTAGGTAGACACCACAAACGCGGCATTCCCGCCCATTGCGGGGTCGAACCCGATTATTGTATACCCCTCAATGTGCGAGGGATGTCCCACGGAACCCGCTTTCAGCGGTCCGCGTTTGCGCTGTCCATTAATACAACCTTGGACAAGCACTGGAGGAAAGATAGAATCTTCTGTAACATCTTCTTGTTGGTACACCAACGCCCATGTTGAGGGTGTAACTTCACTTCTTCTTTTAAATAATGTTAAGCCGTCCCATTTCTGGAAGAGCCCCTCTTCGTCAGGAACGTCAGAATCCCCATCCCACGGAGTGTCCGACTTAGGCCAGAGGGTTTCCCAGTCTTTCGGCTTTTCTGAATATTCCAAAACAGCAGGCATGCCCATATAAGTAAAAGGGCTTTTACCACCAGACCAGTGCTTGGTCTCACGGAGTTCTTTGTAGAAGTCTTGCGGTGCAATTCGTGTCCCTACGATTAGTAACTTACCGTTCTTACCCAAACGGGTAATAACTTCTTTCTGTAACCAGTTGATTTGTTTTTCCCACTCGTGGGCATTCGCTGTAGTTATGCAGTCATCAAGAATGATGAGGTCAGCACGTGCTCCATAAATCTGCCCACCCATACCAAGCGCTTGGATGGTGGGGTCTTTCTCTGATGAATTTCGGGCATCGCCCCCAAGGTAAACGGTATCAACTCGCCAAGTATCTGAGTCTTCCTTCCAACCACCTTCTGGGCCAAAAGTTGTTTGCAACTTTAACCAGCGTGGATGAGAGAGTCTCTGCTTGATTGCGTACACGAACTCGCGTGCTTTGATTAGCGTTTTGGAAACCACAATGATGCGGATATTTGGATTGAGGGCAATGCGATATGTGGAGTAGTTTACGGTGATGACCGTACTCTTAGCGTGCTCAGGTGGCACATTGATTAAGAGACGTGAGGGGTCGCCAGGTTCGTAAACCATACTAGGATGAAGCCATGAAGGCTCGCGGTCTTCTAGTAAGTCAATCCAATCCAAGTGGTGGGGGAATACCCTCTGCTGCAGAAAAATTTCGGAGAACCTAGGAAAGTCTATCTCTTCCTTGGGGATACCCAAAGATGAGAGGGAGGCATCCTTAGCGGTTGCTTTGGCCTCATTTAGGTCAGAGGCAAACTTCTTATCTCTTAGACACCAGATTCTTACCGTGTCAGGTTTCTTGTTACATAGTTCCATAGCCTTATGGACAGAGTGTCCTTCGGACACCAAGGCTAGAACTTTTGCCTTTGCTGCCGCCATGGCCAAGGTTTTGGGGTTAGTACCCCCCTTATCAAAACTCATAGTCCTGTCCCGTTTTCATTCAGTTACTGTTAGTTAGTAACAGGTAGTAGATACAGTCTGTAACGCAAGTTCCTGAAGAACTTGCTACTGTCAGAAATAAAACAGTCTCTATATAGTATAATCCGTTCAAACAGCCAAAACGAACGTTTTTGGCCAAAGTATTTTTTTGGCCCTACCTATAATCAGTATAAAATAGGACAAACTGGGGCAGCAGCATAGGAGATACTTTGTACGGGAAAATCTTTATGGTAGATACATATACTACTTCTACTCTCCATTAAGCATACTGGGGTCAATACGCGTTGACCCTAGTCTGTAACTGATGCCTACTGTACAGTACAGAAGCGTGCTGGACGGAGAACAGTCTTCGGCGCAGGCCAATACATATCTGCGCCTCAGTTAAGTTTAGTTTTCCTGCTGTATCAGCCATTCATTCCTTGTCAAGCGGAAAGGCTGCTTGACAATTCCCTTCTGGCTGAGGGTCTGGTTTTTGTAATTAGGATTTTATCTTAGTTACCGCAAGGGATTTTCCCCTGCGCTGAGTGCTAGGGGAAAAGTCCTCTAGTGAAAAGGAGATAGAAAATGAATACATTCTCATTCGAGAGTGCCCGCGTCAACAAGGTGTGGGATAACAAGAACCGCTTCAATCTTGGTATCCAAGACACCAGAGCAGTTGCCCAACCAGACGGTTCCTACAAGTCCGTCTTCGTTGCTTCCCGTATCGTAACCACCAATGACCCAGACCACCTGGAGTTCATCCGCAAAAATCTGGTGGGTTCAGATGACTGCGTAGTCAACATACGTGGCTACATGGAAACCAAGGCTGGCAAAAAGCCTGGCACTTGGTATGACAACCTAGTAATCACCGAACTAACTCTGGCCTAACAAACCAGCCGATGACATCATTTGCCCTGTCATCTTCTACGCAATCCTTCTCATGCTCACACGAGAATCCAGCGACCCAGTTGGATACTCGTGATGAGTATTGCGCAGAATGTAACTTACTTCAAGAAGGTTCCAGTGTGGAATCAGCACTCAACCTTCACGAAACTAATAGATGTGAGCAGGAGTCAGAACCTGCTCAGTCTTCGGATATACCAGATGAGAAAGGTTTCGCCCATCAATGGACTAACCGTGAGGGTGAATACCTAGAAGGTGTATACGATATAACCAATAGACTTCCCAGTTGGTTATACCTAGGCAAGCATGTCTTCCCCATGTTCAAGCAAGATGAACTCAATGCTTATCTTGCTATACCATCAACCGATATAGTATGCGATGATTGCCACCTACAAATCAATAGATTTATGGGTTGCCTCAACTGCCATGTCGGATATAGGAATACCAAGTTCAATTATTGGTTAGCCTAGCACAAGGCAAGGTGGGGTTATTGCCTCACCTTGCTACCAAAATTTTTTTATTTTGCGGGGCCGCAAAGTAGATTCATTGGAGCACTACGAGTCGAACAGGAGATAGTATGTATCTAGATACAAGCACAATGATAGGAATAACTATAGCGTTAGTTAGTTCTATACTTGCATTATGTTATGCGTTCTATATAATCAGACTACAAGATAGACACATTGAGCGTCTAACTAGGAACAATTACAACAGAACAAAGAGGGATACCAATGCGTAGCAGAGAAGAACTACTCAAGATTAAAGAAGCCTTTGCCTATGCAATGATAGACCTGCTTGATGTATACGATGAACTGTTAGCCACAGGCAGAGTATATGTAGATGAACCTACAGTTAATGACCTTCTAAAGAATGATGAGGAATCAAATGCTTGATGAAGATACCCCACAATGGGAGCATACCGTGTGGATATTAGCCAAAGTTAGATGCCGAACCACACATATAAACATAGACACAGCAGGTGACGAAGCCCTTGATGACCCTGATAATTGGCATGTGTTAGAGTTTGATAAGGGTGTAAAGCACAGCCAAGAGATTGTCAGGGTAAGATGATTGACAACTTCATTATCAATTCATACCTCACGCCATCACAAACCTGGACATTCCTCATACTCTTTGGCTATATCACATGGAGGTTTATTAAATGAAGAGGATATTAGCAGGGTATTTAAGTTGGCTACTGGCGTTCTTATCAGCGCCATTCTTTCCGACTCCAGCCTACGCAGTAGCAGTGGCAACACAATTGGAAGCCAATTGCTTAAGCGACTTAACGCTTTGGACACCACGAACAGCGAAGGCATACGCCAAGGCTCTAATCAAATGGGATTACCCACATTGGAACAGGTCTGAATGGACAGCACTAGAAAAACTTTGGACTAAAGAAAGTAACTGGCGACATCAAGCAGACAACAAAGAGTCTACTGCTGGTGGTATCCCACAGATACTAGGACTTGACCCTAAGTCACCAGCCCCCTATCAAATTGAGCGGGGGCTGGCTTACATCCAGCATCGCTACGAAAGACCATCAATTGCATGGGCACATTGGCGCAGCAACGGATGGTATTAAGTTTGGCATAGTGAACCAGCGTAAAGAGTAACCCTCTGAAAAGCAGCGTAGTTTATGCCAACTTCCTGAGCATGAAGTCAAACTGCTCACTACCCAACAAAGGAGATAAACACATGGCAAGAAGAAATGATAGAACAATCAATGTAAAGATACCTACAGTTAAGGTAATCGCAGCATTGGAATCTAAGTTAACCCAGATTAAGGGTGACTATGCAAAGCAAGATGAAAACGAGAAAAAATATCAGAAGCAAATGGAAACTTGGAGAAAACAAGTTATTAAATTTGCCATGGACAACGTATCAAAGGCTGAGAATCTACGCACTAACTATCGTGCATGGAACTCAACACTTAATGTTGACTTCGATTTAATCGTTAGTCAAGAAGGGTTTCCCAAAGAACCAAGTCGTGACTATGAGATGATAAACTCACATGCATACGAAGAAATGGTAGAAGAAATCAACAGCACCATTCGTATTCTTAAACTTACTGATGAGGAAGTGGTGTCAACATCTACTTACAATTCAATAGCCCGTTACTTGTAGCAAGGCGGGCGTCTGCCAATAGGGGCAGGACGCCCTCAAACAAAGGAGATAACATGATAGAGATAGACTACAATCCACTTCGCCTTGAAGTTAAGGATGAGTTGATTAACCAAGAAGGTAAATACAATCCAGAAGACCGTGATACTAATGTTCGTATTGTTGAGGACATTCGTAAAGCAATTGATGGATTAGCAGATGGTGTTATACCATCAGCCACACACATAGCAGAGGTAGCGATTGCTACTAATGAGAACCTAAGTATCCGTGACTTCTTAATGGGTGTCCAATTAGAAAAAGACATTGATTATGTAGGCGAATACATATCATTACTTGGTAATGTAATTGTTAAAGATAAAGCAATCCCATTAGCCACAGTATTTTGTGGGTATCTATATCAAACCGAAGAGATAGAGAAAGCCAAGACTATGTTGCTTGATGTGCTTACTTTTAATCCAGAGTATCCATTAGCAAAACTATTGAGCAGAGTCTTTGCTGCCGAGTGGCCAGCAAAAAGTTTCAAAGAGATGGCCGAACAACTACACTCATCAGTTGTTGATTCTATTTATTCAATAGAGGTACAAGAGGTAGCAGATGACAAGTGATACTCTCATACACGGAGCCGTGCGTAAGAGTGCATGGCACAAAGCAGGTGTAGCAGTAGAGGCTACGTCAGCCAGTGAAGTAGCCAGTCAAGCAGGACTAGACTGGTCAGTATCATTGCATGATATAACTGCAACCTATACAATTCCAGGTGAGAATGGAATGAACTTGGTTAAAGATTATATTCCAATTGAAAATAAAAAAGCGGTTATTAAAACAGACCCATATGGACAAACATCAGCCATTGGTGTAGTAGGTAACCGCTATAAAGTATTTCAAAATGCAGAAATCTTTGGTGCATTAGATAACTTAATTGATTCTAGTGGACTTAGATACGCAGCCGCAGGTGAGTATGATGGTGGTGCAAAAGTCTGGATGCTAATGGAAACTCCAATGGAGATGACCATTGCAGATGACCCGCACTCAGCCTTCTTACTAGCCAGGACTAGCCATGATGGCAGCAGTTCAGTCATAATTAAACCAGTGATTGAACGTTTGTTTTGTATGAATCAAATCAATAAGATATACAAAAAGAATAACAAGTATACTTATACGTTAAGTCATACAACTAATGCAACGCTATCAGTATCAGAAATTGCCAACATCATACGTTTAACTTATGATATGGCTAATGATTACACAGCGTTGGCTGATACTTTATTAAGCAGACAAGCAAGCCATGAACATGCTAAGAATTATTTCAAGCGTGTGTTCCCACTACCTAGCAAAATAGAGGAAGCACCTTATGAGTTGCTATCAACAGGTGAGAAGAAACAATTCACCAATGCAATCAGAGCCAGAGAACAATCATTCAACATCTACTCAGCCTCTCCTACACAAGAGAACATACGAAACACAGAGTTCGGTATGTGGCATGCAGTTGTAGAGTGGGCTGACTACAATGCTAAGGGTAAAAACCTAGCAGTTAGCACAATGGCTGGTCGTAACGATGGTGTTAAGACTAGAGCACTTGAATTATTGGGGGTATAGTTATATGATATCTCAGTATAAAGAATGCAATGTATGTAGAGAACAAAAGCAGGTAGTATCTGAATCATTATTTGCCAATGGTTTGTATGGCTATTGGTGTGATGACTGCGACAAAGCAGAGGGTGCTACCCATCCACAAACATCTATAAAAATATAAGGAGATAGAATGACAATGTATTATAGTGAGGTAGATGGTGCTGAACCAACAGTATCTACACAGGTAGGTGGTATTAAGTATACCTTTACCAATGAA